AGATAAAATTGATGAAAAACTACAACTTATTAATATGGCTATTAGTTTAGCATATGATGCAAAGGTTAATTATAGTGATGTCTTTACTCAGGTAAGAATGTGGGATAATATTATTTTTGATCATCTAAGAGAAAAAAATATTATTGTACCTCAAACAAAAGCATCAGATGATAATAAAAAATTTAAAGGCGCATATGTTAAAGAAGCACAAGTTGGTATGCATTATTGGATTGTTTCATATGATATCAATGCACTATATCCACATCTTTTTTCAGATTTTAATATTTCTCCAGAAACATTAGTTAAGGATGAATATAAAGATATTAATATTGATTCTCTTTTAAATAAAGAATATGATTTATCATTCTTGAAGGATAAAAATTATATAATGGCTGCTAATGGTCATTTTTTTAAAAAGGATAAACAGGGATTTCTTGGTGAAATTGCAATGAAAAAGTATAATAAAAGAATTACCACCAAGAAAGAAATGATAAGATTGGAAAAGCTTTTAGAGTCAACAATTGATCCAAAACAGAAAAAGAAATATGAATATAAAATATCGAAACTTAATAATCTTCAATTAGCTTTAAAGGTACAGATGAATAGTATGTATGGTTCTATAGGAAATCCATATTTTAGATTTTATGATATTAGACAAGCAGAGGCTATAACATTATCTGGACAATATGTTATTAAATGGATTGAGAAAAATATTAATGAATATTTAAATAGGATATTAAAAACTGATAACGTTGATTATATACTTGCAATGGATACTGATTCTGTTTATATTACATTAGAAACTCTTGTTAATACCATCTATAAGAATAAAAAACCAGAAACACAAAAAATAATTGATTTTTTAGATAAATTTACTAAATTAAAAATTGATCCGTTTTTAGAAAAGATTTTTCAAGAATTATCTGATTATATTAATTCATATGAAGATAAATTGAAAATGGATAGAGAGGTTATTGCTGATAAAGGTATATGGACAGCTAAGAAAAAATATGCCTTACGTGTATATGATAAAGAAGGCGTTAGATACAAAGAACCAAAAATTATAGAGAAGGGTTTAGAGAGTGTAAAATCATCCACGCCTGAAGTATGCAGAGATAAGCTTAGGGGTGCTCTTAAAATTATTATGGAAAAGGATGAAGATACTATGATCGAATATATTAAAGATTTTCGAAAAGAATTTCAACAGTTTTCAATTGAGGATATAGCATTTCCTAGAGGTATCAATAAATTATCAGAATATTATGATGCTACAAAGATTTATAAAAAGAGTACACCAATTCATGTTAAAGGATCTTTATTATATAATCATTATTTGAAAAAAAATAAGTTAACAAAGAAGTATGAATTGATAAAAATAGGGGATAAGATTAAATTTGTTCATTTGAAATTACCCAATCCAATAAAAAATTCAGTTATTTCAATGTTAGATAAATTACCAGATGAATTTAACTTGACAAAATATATAGATTATGATATACAGTTTGAGAAGACATTTGTTAATCCATTAAAATCTCTTTTAGATGTTATTGGTTGGAAAACTAAAAGGCAAATGACATTACGTAAATTTTTTAAGAGTAAAAAATGACAAATGATACATTTCTAAATGATATTAAAGGTGTGATTAAGAATGAATATGCCTCTATTGTTGATGATGGTACATGTTCTGATGTTGTATCATATATCGATACAGGTTCTTATACATTAAATGCTTTAATTTCTGGAAGTATATATGGTGGCATCCAATCAAATAAAATAACGACTCTTGCTGGAGAACAAGCAACAGGAAAAACATTCTTTGCAATATCAATGATGAAAAACTTTTTAGATACTAATAAGAAAGGAGTTGTAATTTATTTTGATACTGAAGGTGGGGTTCATAAGAAAATGTTACAGAAAAGAGGGATTGATATTAAACGTGTAATTTATAATCCTGTTTCTACAGTTGAAGAATTTGGAAGTGAGGCATTTAGGATTGTTGACCATTATTTAAAACATGAAAATAAAAAGGAACATCCTCTTTTTATGGTATTGGATAGTTTTGGAATGTTATCAACTACAAAAGAGGTTGATGATGTTAGTACTGATTCTGGAAAAAAAGATATGACTCGTGCTCAAAGTGCTAAAAAAGTATTTCGCACATTAACTATTAAAATGGGAGTAGCAAATATTCCTCTTGTTGTGACAAATCATACTTATGAACTTATAGGAACTTATTATCCTCAAAAAGTTATGGGTGGTGGAAAAGGTTTATATTTTGCATCAACAAATATTTTGTTTCTTACAAAAAGTAAATTTAAAAATGCTGATAAGACGGAACAGATAGGTGTAGAGATCAAAGCAACTGGAGTGAAACTTAGAGACACAAAAGAAAACACTAGAGTAAGTATCAAATTGGATTTTCAAAAAGGATTAGATAGATATTATGGTTTGGTTGATATAGCAATTAAAGCTAATATATTTAAAAAATTATCCAAACAAATTGAATTACCTGATGGAACAAAAGTATTTGAGAAAAAAATTAATGATAATCCTGAAAAATATTTTACTGAAGATATTTTAAAACAACTTGAAACATATGTAAATAAAAATTTTGTATATGGTTCATATATGGAGACTGAAAATGAGAACTAAAAAATATATTGTTGAATATAAAGTACTAGGAAGTAATAATTCCGTAGTAAAAGAATCTTGGGTTACTGATGCATATGATGCAACAGATGCCGTAACACAACTTGAAGTTCATGTGGGTGATAAATTAGAATCAGTTATTATTGTAAAACCTTATGTAACACTAGAGGATCAAAAAAGGACAACAGAAAATCTATTAGTAGAAAAGAATGGAACAGTACGAACTTAGAGATGCTTATAGAATAGTTTCAGATCCTAGAAGTAAAGATACTGATGTTGGTAATTGGATGGTTGAATTATTAATTGAACCATATAATGGTCTTCTTTATAAGTATATAAAATTCGGTACTGATGGTAAAGAAGGAACAACTAAAATGGCAGTTGAATATGATATATTATATGTTCCTGAAACTTTAACACAAACAGAATTACCTGATGAACAAGAAAAAGATCTTGGTAATTTAATTTGTGAGATATGTTTACAAATTGTAGAAGATTATCTAATAGTTCAAAATGAAAAAAATGGTAAAGATAAAATTGATATTGAAGATATGGAACCAGTAGAAGAAGATGAATGATAGATTAGAAATTTTAATACTTTTTAGTTTATTTACCAATGAACAATATACTAGGAAGGTGTTACCCCATTTACAGTTAGAATATTTTTCAGATTTTTGTGAGAGAAAGGTATTTGAAAAGGCTAAAGATTATGTATTAAAATATAATAACCTTCCAACAAAGGAAGCTATTTTAATTGAAATCAATAATAATAAAGATTTTAACGAAGAACAATATAAAAATGTTATTAATTTATTTTCCCAATTAAAGTTTGATAAAGATAAACAACCAGATGTAGAATGGTTAATAGATGAAACAGAAAGTTGGTGTCAACAACGTGCATTAAATAATGCACTTATTACTGCAATTAATGAGGCTGCTAAAGGTGAAGAAAGTATAGCTAAAGGTGGAATTCCTAAATTATTATCTGATGCCTTAGCTGTTTCATTTGATTCTCATATAGGACATGATTATATTGATGACTTTCAAAAACGATATGAAAAATATCATCATAACGAGGATAAAATACCATTTGATTTGGATTTTATGAATAAGATTACTAAAGGTGGTGTTGAAAACAAAACTTTGAATATTATTATGGCTGGTATCAATGTAGGAAAATCTTTATTCATGTGTCATTTAGCTGCTACAAATTTAATGATGAATAAAAATGTTTTATATATTACACTTGAAATGGCTGAAGAAAAAATAGCAGAAAGGATTGATGCCAACTTATTAAAAATACCATTAGATGATTTAGTTAGACTTTCGTTTGATGAATATCAAATAAAAATACAACGAAATATTAAAAGAAAGACTACAGGAAAGTTAGTAATAAAGGAATATCCAACAGCAGTTGCTAATTGTAATCACTTTAGACATTTACTAACAGAACTTAAAATGAAAAAAAGTTTTGTTCCAGATATAATTTATATTGATTATTTAAATATTGCTGCTAGTTCTAGATATAAAGCTGGTTCCAATCACGATAGTTACACATATAATAAAGCTATAGCTGAAGAGATTCGTGGAATGGCAGTAGAATATAATGTTCCTATTTGGACAGCAACACAAGTTAATAGAAAAGGTTTTACATCATCTAATTTAGATATGGATGATGTAGGTGAAAGTTTTGGTATTCCAGCAACAGCAGATTTTATGATAGCTTTAAATACAAATGAACAATTAGAAAAATTAGGTCAAATAATTGTTACACAAGTAAAAAGTCGTTATGGTGATAAGACAAGATATAGAAAATTTCCATTAGGTATTGATAAAAGTAGAATGAGATTATTTGATTTGGAGGAATCAGCACATCAAAATATGGTTGATACAGGAATACCTGAAAATGATACACCAGTTTTTGATAATAGTGTTTTTGGTAGAGCAATGAAAGCCGAAAGAAGAGAAAAATTTAAAGGTATTGATTTTGGAGATGATAAAGATGACAAATGAACCTAAAGTAGAGTCTACAGAATTTAAAGATGGAGTATTTGTTCATTTTGAAAGTGAAATTGTAAATTGGGTTTCGTTTTTAACGAATTATCAGGCTTTATGTTTGAAAGAAAGTCTTGATGTGGCCTTAAGAGATAATAAATTTTCTACTTCTTTGAAAGAACATGAATCTAGAGTACAATCAGATTACTATGCAATAAATGAAATTATTTTTGAGGGTAATAAAGATGATCCCATTTCCAAATAAAAAATATCAAATTATATATGCTGATCCGCCTTGGTGTTATAATGATAAATGTAATGCTGGTAAACGTGGTGCTTGTCATAAGTATGATGTTATGGATATAAATGATATTAAAAATCTTCCTATACCAACAATAACAGATGATAATTGTATTCTTTTTATGTGGGTTACAATGCCACAGCTTAATATATGTTTTGACTTAATAGAAGCTTGGGGATTCATATATAAAACTTGTGCTTTTACTTGGGTGAAAAAGAATAAAATTAAACCATCCTGGTTTTGGGGAATGGGAAATTGGACTAGAGCAAATGCAGAATTGTGTTTACTTGCAACTAAAGGAAAACCAAAAAGAGTATCTGCTAGTGTTCATTCTGTAATTGATACACCCATTGAAGGACATAGTAAGAAACCAGATATAGTAAAAGATAAAATTGTTGAATTGTGTGGTGATATCCCAAGAATTGAATTATTTGCAAGACAAAAAAGTATAGGTTGGGATGTTTGGGGTAATGAGATTGATGAAGATTCTGAATATATATACCTAAAAAAACAGCAACACTTTCTAAATTTTTTAAAATAGGGTAATTTCACTCGTATATAAATATTAACAAGATTGTTGTATCTATGATATGGGTGTAATTCTATGAAAAAATTCAAGCATTTTTTAACCGAAGGTCGATATACTAAAAATTTACATATAGAACACCTAGAGGATTTGGTTCTATCTCAAGGTCTTGCAGGTTCTAAGATTGCAATCAATTTCTTGAATAGCTTTAAAAATGCTATATTAGGTGAAGATAGCAATATACATGTAGGAATTAAATATGATGGTTCACCTTCAGTCATTGCTGGTATTAATCCAGAAAATGGTAAGTTTTTCGTAGGAACGAAATCAGTATTTAATAAGAATACACCAAAAGTCAATTATACAGTTGAGGATATTAACAGAAACCATCCTTCTCGAAATCTTAATATGAAATTAAAACTTGCTTTAGAGCATTTATCTAAGCTGAATATAGAAGGTGTTATTCAAGGGGATCTATTATACACTAAGAAAAATCTCAAAGTTGAGTTTATAAATAATCAATCATTTATAACATTTTGTTCCAACACTTTAACTTATGGTGTTCCTGTAGGAAGTGATTTAGGTAAAAGAATTCAAGAATCCCAAATGGGTGTAATTTTTCATACAAGATATCTAGGTGAAACATTATCTACTATGAATGCAAATATTAATATTGATATATCAGAATTACAAGAAACTAAAGAAGTCTGGTATGAAAATAGCAATTATCGCGGAAAGTTAGATAATTTTAGTGAAGAAGCTATAAATGAACTTAGTGATATTTTAAAAGAATCTGATGAAATTATACAAAATTTAGATGTTCAAGCAATTGATAAGTTATCAAAAAATCAAAAATTAAAGAGGGTGATAAGAACGTTCCACAATAATAAGATTAAAGAAGGTAGGCAGATACCAGATTCTTCTGTTTATGTAAATGAATTAATTGAGTATGTGGAAAATAAATTTACAAGAGAGTCACATTTATTGAACACTCAAGAAGGTAGAGTAAAGAAATTATCCATTGGTGAGTATTATATTACAAATTTCTTTAAAAATAAGGATCAATTAAGATCAATATTTAAGGTCCAAGAACTGTTTGTAAGAGCTAAAAATATCTTACTTAATAACTTGGATGAGGATAACAGAATAAAGACGTTTGTAGAGGGTTCTCAAGGCCTTGAGGCTACTTCTGGTGAAGGGTTTGTGTGTGTAAATGAATCTGGAGATGTTATTAAACTGATTAATCGTTCGGTTTTCTCGTATTTGAACTTTAATATACCCAAGAATTGGTAAAATGAAACATAAATTAAGAAAATATTTGGATAGATGTGTGATGGAAAAAACAAAGGCTAAAGAGATAGTAGAAAGTCAAGATGTTAGTTTATGCTGTAATGCATTCTTATATTGGGAACTTTATAGTAAAGAAGTAGATAAGTATGTATCTACATGTAGTAAATGTGGTTGTACATTTCAAGGACAATGGTAATGGTAAATGAAAAATTTTAGAGAATTTTTATTTGAATCTGGGTTTGATATTAAAGGTCTTAAAAAACGTCGCAAGGCCTTGAGTAAAGAAGAAAGAGATAAAGTAATGGCTGCTGATGCTTGTTGGGAATCTGATGAACCAAATGGAGAAAAGACACCAGGTATTTGGAAAACTACAGATAGTAAAGGTAATATTTGTTATTGTTCAAATACCCATAGAGCTATCTCAATTAAAGGTACTTTATCGGATGCTATAAAAGCATTTAAATTTATTAAAAGTACTGGTTAATAATGAAAAGGGTTAATTAT